AGCTATGTTGGCGCCTCGCTGTCCAATGATGTTTGCCAGCTCGGACGCGCGCTTGTATTCGCGTCCGGTGTTTGGGTCGTACCAGATAACGGGGTTGCCGGTCCCGGTTTCGCGCGCAAGCGGTATCAGGGTTCGCTCGTGAAACACAACGTCGCCGACCGGCAGCATCTCTTCGGTGTCACGGAGCTTGTAGCCAATAAGAGTGGAGAGATCATTCGGGTCGTACACGGGCACTAGGTCACTTGCCCGGCCGCTTACATCGCCTGTCTTGGTGGTGAACTGATCGACAGTGTCCTCCATAGATCGGCCAGCGATCTTGTCGATAGCGCGGACCCTGGCTACGTCGCCGGTTGTACGCGCTTCCGATTGAACGCGCCAGCGGTACGCGTCGCGAGGATTGAGCACGGGGAAGTTGTCGGCCCATTCGTCTTTTGTGCGCGGGTCAAACACGCTTTGCGCATATTCGTCAGTTGGCTTGAACGGGAAGTTTGCGTCGCGCTGAACCTGAGCTCGCCTAGCCTGCGATTGAATCCAGCGCTCTGCTTCCTGCTTGCTCTTGAAGTACTTGACCTCCAAGTCAGGGCTCGTAACACGGAAACGGTTGGTGTCGGAGCTGTGTCGCACCGATCTACGCGTTCGCTTAGCTTTGCTCTGGCGGTCTTTACGCGTCCGGCGACCGGCTTGGGCAACGCGTTCGATCTGGTAGTTCTCAGTTCGGGCCGCTTCTCTTGCTACTTGAAGCCCGTCGATCTCGTCTCGCAACTGCTGAGCCATCGTCTCAAAGCTCGCCTGCAACTTTGCAGCGTCGTCGGTGCCTGCTCCGCTTAGACCAAACGCAAGTTCTTCGGCCCGAGCAAGGTCAGCCTCGGCCTGAGCCAGCCGCATAAGATCGCCCTGCTCCGTCGGCATGTCGTCAAAGAGGCGCGGGGTGACACCAAACACGGGGTCTGCGTCGCGTGAAAGCTGCAAGATACCTTCGGTGTTTGCCAGGGGGCTAAACAGCCGCCCATCCATGCCGTTGGTTTCATCCCACTTCAACAGCTGAAACTGAATGTCAGCCATTTGCTCTTCGGTCAGCAGGTATCCTCGCTGCACCTGGCGCGCCGTAAGGTCCGTTGCCGCCCGGATTCGACCCGCCTCAAACAACTGATCCGCTATTCGCAGCGCAGCGACTTCATCTATGTCCCAAAGTTGCGAAAGGACTTTTGCGGTGTTCTCAGGCGACAGCATTGAAAACATCTCATACTCAGATCGTCCGGCCTGCTGGCCGCCGCTGCCAGGGAGGTTTCTAGTTGATTGCAGCGTTTCGTCGGCTGGGCCTAGACCACCAAAAATCGAAAGGGACTTTTGGTACTGACGCGGAATGTAGTTGCCATCGCTTAGGAAACGGGTCAACGTGCCTAAGCTGCGTCCGTTGCGTTCCAGGCCGCGAGCCACTATTTGCAGGTTCTTCATTACTTGCTCTTCGGTTTCGTTCAACCGGAGTGCTTCAACCGCTTTACCGCCGCCGGTGGCGGACTCGGCGTTCATCCGAATAACTACGCGGCCTAGCGACTCGGCATTGTTGTTGAGCGGTCGGATTGCGTCTTCAACAAACTGCGTCCACTGCGCGGTCAACTGCCGATCAAGGTTGCTCGCAGCCAGCTGAATCGAATGGGCTACGCGCTGTCGATTTTTGAGTTCTGTCAACTCGCCGAGAGTGGCGCTGCGTGGCCTTTCAGTCACCGCTGCGGCTGCGTTTCTCGCTTCAACTCGCATAGCTGCCTCGATGTCGGCGACGGCTTTCTCGGCGGCTTTGACTTCCGGCGAATCGGCCGAGTGCCGTTTGAGTGTGTCGCTCAACGCGTCTAGCGCGTCTGTGTGCTGTTCGGCATACTTGACTCGCACCTCCTCCTTAGCTTTTGCGGATCGCAGATCAAATAGCCGCTCACCCTTTGTAAGCGGCGAGTCGCTTTGCTTTTCAGCGGGGCTTACGCGCGCGTACTTGGCGATGTCGAATCCGTAAAGGAATGTCGGCGTGCTTTCAGGCAGCCGAACTCGAAGCAAAGACCGGCTTGGTGCGCGTATGCCGGTTCCCACACGCAGCTCAAAGCCGGGAACGCGCTGATTGCGGTTGGCCCAGGCGGCTGCCTGCTCTACGTTCTTGACTGCGGCCGACGATGGGGCGAATGATTCAGTAGGCCGAGCGGCTGACGCGTTGTCGATGACGTCACCGGCTCGCTTCGCCGCTTCGCGCTCGTCGATGGCCTCCTGCATGATTCGCAGCTGGTCAGCAAGCTCGGCGTCAAAGGTGTTCATCTTGATGTCGAGCAGCTCTTGCTTGGCTTGCTGGTTTCCGAACCGCGCTTTCCACTTGCGTACGGCGCCCGGTTTGTTCTGCACTATCGCCGCAATCATCTTGTCTTCGTCAGTCTTGCCAAGATCGGCGAGGTCTACGCCCCCATCATCAGCAATCTTGGTGAGTTGGGTTTCCAGGTCGTTCCAGGTGCTCCGCTCCGCGGCTCGCCGCGTAAGCTCCGCAAGCCGCGGCGCATCGAAACCAACGTTTGCGCGTTCAATGCGTCGGGCGATCTGCGCTGCCCGGACAGATGCCTTACCTCCGGCAGCGATCGCGCCGACACCGATGTAGGTGATCGGGTCAAGAAGAATGTCGAACGCGAGCCCGGCGGTTGGCGTACCGAACAACCCTTCGGAGATGTCGCCGCCCGATACGGTGTTTTCGTCGGTCCAGCCCTTCATAAACGCTTCGCCGGGGCTGTTGGCGTTACGAATCCGGTTAGCGGTAACGCCGTTGATGATGTTCAGATCAACCAGAGTCTTTGCGACCAGCGTAAGCGAGAAGTTGCCTGGCCGCATCAGGTAGTCGAACACCGTCATGAGTCCGTCAAACGATGACCCTGCTCCCCCGACGCCTCCGGTGTTGACCATCATTCCGCTAGATGCGATGGCGTTTCTGCTTTTTTCCGGCAGCGGCAGCTCATTAGCTACGGTTTGGCGCACGTCGTCGAACGTGTCAAACACGAACTCGGCGCCCTGGGCCAAGCGTCCTAGCACCTGAATCACGGAGGGAGCTTCCTCAAAAATCTTGGGGTCGTACTTGCCCTGAGCAATCTTGCGCTGGGTGTTGTTGACCTGGTCAAGCTCCGTTTTGAGCTGCTGGCGAGGTACTTTGAGGATTGGCTGTTCCCTGCGCTGCGACTCAAAGTACTTCTGCACGTAGCGATTGTTGAGTCGCAGCTTGTTGAGCTCGCCCTTGTATTGCGCGTCAGCCGTTGTACGCGGCTTAGAGATGCGGCGGTCAATCTTGCGAATCCGATCGGCCAGCTTCTTGCCCTCATCTATGGCAGCCTGAACGTCAACTTCCGGTTTGAGTATCGGCAGGCCGTTTTCGTCTTTCTTGGGCACCAGAGCCGGACGCACTTCCACCGACTGACTCATGATCTGCGACTTGCGGAAGTCAGACCACTTCTTTGCCGTCTCGCGGTTGATCTCGTCGGTGCGGCGATCTTGCGTGTCCCGCAGCGAGTCCAGCTCAACGCGACGATCGCGTATCTCCGGCGTTTCGCGCAGTCCGCCTGCCCGTCCCAGGCCGAACGGATCGGAGCGCCTGGGCGACGAGCTCAGGGACTTTTGGCGGTCGTAAGCGCTAGGACGAGACGGGCGGCTGGTTGGGCCATCGAACGTCGAGCGACTCGGGCGATCGTAGCGCTGCTCGTACGGGCGAACCGTGGACGACGAGCTCGCGCTTCCGTAAGACTTAGGCCGCTTCTTCTTGACCCGGCCTTTCTTGTCGTAGCGTACCGGACCCGGCACGGCCTACCCTCGGAAATCGCCGCGCGTCTGTTTGGGGAGCTTCTGCACCCCTCCGATCAGACGCGGAATACCACCAGCCCCAATAATGGCCTGTTTTGCAGCACCCGAGAGCTTGCCGGTTCGCATCATCGAGAACAGCGCGGGGAACAGGAACGGCGGGAAACCGTAGGTGCCTTGCATCTGTTTGCGAATCTGCGAGAGGTTGCCGCGGTTCCACGCGTTGCGCAGTTTCTTGTTGCTGCGAATGATCTGCGAAGCACTCGACAGAGTGGCGCTCATGTTGCGCGTGTTCTTCTTTCGGGCGCGAAGGTCAACCGGGTCGCCGCCTCCGCCTCCGCTGCCTCCGCTGCCTCCGCCGTCCATTCCGGCGACAGTGATGTCGGTTGCGTTGTCGGCTGCGTTCATCGCAAGGTCAGCGTCAATCCTTGCTCTATCGAGCCTGAGCGCCGCCTTTTTGAGCCTGATCTCAGCCTTTGACATCCTGCGGTCAAACCTGATCTCGGCCTTATCGAGTTCGAGGTTCTTCAACTTCAAGTACGTCTCTGATTGGAGAGCTCCGCGCTCAGCGAGTGCCTTTGTCCTGGCGTCGCGAATCTCCGTATCGGCGGTGCGGTAGGCGTCTTCTTCGCGGGATGCCAGCGAAGCCAGGTACGCCGCGGAGTTCTGCGATAGAGCGCCGCGCATCCCAGCGCTAACTGTTGCCAGGCGCGCCAGCTGTTCGCGCGAGAGTTGCAGCTGATCCTGGGCCTGCTGATTCGCGACGTCAGTATTGAAGCCTGAGTAGCCTTCAAGATTGGTGTTGCCGGTGCCGTACTGCTGGGCCCGTTCAAGCAGCCCAGCTCGCATGTCGTCGTACTGCGACTGAGTGTCTGCCATGGACTGATCTATCTTGCTTTCAGTTGCCGCCTCCGTGGTCCACGCGGACTGGTCGTATTCCGCAAGTCGACGATCGAGCCAATCGCGAAAGTAAGCAGTGTCAGCTCGCCGCTTTTCGATCAGCTCGTCGTTTCGCTTGCGCGCGCTTGCAAGTTCGACCATCGTGGGCTTGTACGCAGCTTTTGCCGCCGCCGCTGCGCGCTTCCTCAACTGCTTGTCGGTCAGCGGCCGAAGATGGTTACGCTGGCGCTGCTTAGCCTTTTTGGCGCGTGCTCGCTCTTTGCGCTTTTCTTCACGCTTGCGCCTGGCTTCTTCTTTCTTCTTGATCTGTTCGGGAGTTAGAGGTTTAGCCATGATCAGGTGTTGGTAGTGGGTTGAACGATGCGGCCCTTGACAATGGCGCGCTTCTTCTTGGCTCTCTTGATCTTTTTCGTCAAGTTAGGGTTCTTATCCGGCTTGGCTCCGCGAGCCTTTTTCATCTGCTTGATGCGAGTCGTGATTGCTTGCACCTTCTTGCGGCGCCTAGCGTTGGCGGCAATCTGTGCAGCCGTCAGACCGCGGTTTTGACCGGGGTTGTTGCCGCCTCCGTTGTTGCCGCCTCCGTTGTTGCCGCCTCCGTTGTTGCCGCCTCCGTTGTTGCCGCCTCCGTTGTTGCCGCCTCCGTTGTTTGGCGGCGGCGTAGGATCGGGCGGCTGCGTGCTGCCTGCCTGATTCTTCTGGTTCTCTATTCGCTGCGGGTCGAACACGCTCTGCTGCATGTCCTGGAATCCCAAGACCTTCGTCAGTTTGTTGGTGTTGTTCTGAGCTTCGAGCAGGCGGAGTCGATCGTCTAGGCTTGTCTGTTCTAGCGTGGCAGTTGCGTCAATGTCTGCCAGCGCAACGTCGCGGATTGACGAGCGCTCGATGCCCCGCGAAGCGCTGTCCCAGGCTGTGCGGTTCTGGTTTTCAACGGCGCGCTTCCGAATGTTGCGCTTAGCTTCGGCTGCGGAAAGATTCTGCTGCGCGAACTGATCGTCAAGCTGCCCGATGTAGTCCGCGACGTTGCGCCGTTCTTGCAGGAAGACAGCGGCCTGCTCCGGCGTCAGAAACCCCTTTTCGTTTGAGGGGGCCGAACTCATCATCCAGTTGTACAGCTCCTCAAACGACGAGCCCGGACCAGGGGTAGTGCTAGGTGGCGGCGGCGGCGTAAAGCCAGGCGGTACGTAACCGATATTCTCCCACCAGTTCGGCGGCATGATTGGGCCCAACGAAAACCCAGGCGGGAATATCTGGAACGGGTTATCGTCGCCCCAATCGCTTTGCGTGCGAACTTCGCCTGGTGTGCCCTTCTTACTCGCCACCTAGTCTCCTAATCTGGTTAGTAATCTCGGCTAGGTACTTTTGCCTCCGCATACGGTGGAGGTTCCAGGCCATGCGAGCTACGGGATCGGCGAGATCAGTCTGCGACGGTAGGGCTGGCCGCTTGGACTTGGGCTTGCGAGGCTTTCTGGTGCGCTTGCGCCCATCTTGAAGAATCTCGCGTACGTTAGTAAGGCGGCGAGGATGGACGAAGGGGCGCTGGCTGGCGTAACCGATTCCGGCTGGCATAGCCCTATTTTACGTCGTTGGCGCGTTACTGTGGAACTAATCTGGCCTGGGAACCGTAGTTCTGCGCTGCCGTGTGACTTGGTACTCCACGCCGCCCGAATAGAGCTCTGCTCGCGCCGGTTGCGGCGCCGGAGAGCTTGGCGGGTCGTACTCGACAATGAAGAAAAGATCGTCCGTTTCGGAAAAGGTGTCTACGACGGTGCGGCGGCCAAGCCAATACTGACTGTCGCTCAGCCCAATAGGTGTAGACGGGAGCGTTCGGCCCTGGGACTTGATGTTTTCGGTGAACAGGGGGTTGTAGACACCCGCCATGTACGACTCTTCGGTGCTAGTAACAGCTTGCCACGTCCATACGTCCGTAGCGTCGTCATCGTCGCCGTTGAAGAAGATTGCTTTCGTATCGAGGAACGCCCGATGCAGCTGAGCCGAGTAACGCGGCTCAGCCAACGAAACTCGTGGATAGATCACGCGCGCAGCCGGGCGAGGGTAGTCCTGAATCATGCCGACTGTCGAAAAATCTGACACATCAACATTGTCGAACCCGCTCGTTCCTACTACGCCTGGTCCGCCGGTCCCGTAAGGCGGGATCGACGAGATGCCGTCACCGATCAGGTGCGAAAAATGGCCTTCTACCAAGTACGAGCCCCACTGATAGTCCTCGCTGATGAACGCTCGAATCCCGCGAATCCAATAGCCGCGCTTCTCAAACGCCGTTCCAGAAGCAACAGTCCAGGTTCGATCGCTTCGATTCATCCAGAAAGCGATGTACTCTTCGCCCGGCACGATGTTCTGAATCCGAAACTCGATGAAGTTCGGGCCGACAACTCCGGCTGTGGTTCGGGTCAAGTAGAAGGGAAACGCGACCGAGTCTTCAAACACAGGCGTCAAGCGGCCCGAGACAACCGAGCAAGACGCGCCGTCGAAGAACTCGATTCCGCGGCGCGACCGAAAGTAGATGCCTCCGTCAGCTTCGACGATCGAGTCGCGATCCATGCAGCCGACGCTGTCAACGGCTTTACGTAGCGTAAAACTGTCGGGTGAACTGCCGTAAAGCACCCATATCGACTCTTCCTTGAAGATAACGAGGTACTGATTCAGCGGCACAACGGCCTTACCGACGTCCGGCCCCGGTATGTCGATGCGGTTTGTAACGCCGGTGATCGTTTGCCAATCCGTGATTGTGCCTGTCAACGGGCCGCCCGACGCGTCAAGGTCTGTCTCCATAAAGAAAAGGCAAGAGAACGACCAGGGCTCTGACGTGACGCCCGGCGGATACCCGCCCAAGACAAACAGCCTGTTGAGATGAACGGTAACGTCGATGCCGCACGTCGGAGCGTCAGCCGCGCTGTACGTCTCGGCAGCGTCGGCGGCCGTAATCCTAATCAGATGGCGCTGCCACTGCCGCGGACCCACCAAACCAAGATCGACGGTGCTCGTGCTTGTTGGAGAATCGTACTCAAAGCCCCAAACTGAACCATTGACCTGAGCTCCTGGTCCGTAAAAGGTGCGTATAGAAGAGCCATCCGACAGATTGCTAAGGCCAGCGATGTTGTAAGTGTTGCCTGTGTCGAGCTGCGCGTTCGAGTTAGCCGGACGCTGAAAAACTTCGTCGGGACGGCGGCAATCAGGTGCGTCAGTTGATCGTGTTATCCAAGTCGCGTTAGTCGCAAAGTTGTAGGTCGCGCAAACAACCGGTTTAGACGAGTGGCCTGAGACGTCTTGTTGCATCGTCGTAACAGGGCCACGAACCGGGAGTTTGCCCGGAACGCCGGGCAGAAAGTTCTCCATCCAGGGGGAGAACGCCGAGCCCATATCGTCCGGAGCTGAGACAAGGTCAATCCCCCCCGTTGGCGGCGGTATGTTCGCCAGCCTGAGCTCGGACACTAGATGACTTCCTCGTAGACTTCCACCTCGAAGGGATCAAAGAACCCGGAGTTCACAACGCTACGAGAGGTCTGCCGCTGCTCCATGCCGTGCTCGGACATGCACTCAGCCAGCAGCAAGTTGTAGTCCTGCTGTGCGACAGCGCGCGCATCCCAATCTCGCTCTCTGAACGCCATCTCCTTGATCGCACCCAAGACAACGAGCTCGTCGTAGGGGTCGGGTAGCGCAATCTCGTCTACCGACGGGTTGAGGGAAGACAGCGCGTCGGGCCGCTCGTTGTAGTCAATCGAGACGTCAAGCGTGACGGTCGGCGTCGGGTGAAAGAGAACCTCGCCGTTGCGAACCGTCCAGAGGCGGGGGATTCCGGTCGATCCGTCCTGTGAGTCGTGCATGAACTGCTGATACGGCAGGAACCGCGGATCATCGTAGTCGTCAAACCGAACCGCATCAAGGAACCGAACGTCACCGGTGAGGTCGATCGCCAGGTCAATGTTGCTCTGACCGGCTGGGAGCTGCACAGTCTCAGTCGTGTCCAGGAACGTCCAGCGGCGCGAGTTCAGAATCCGGTTGTAGGCCGATTCGAGCAGTTGCGTCTGAACCGAGTCCAAGTCGAAGCCGTACCCGCGCGCTTGAAGCTGATCTAGGAGCTGGTTCACTGTCGCCATTTCTTGCTCCTGACAATCGGGTAACTAGCGCCGCGGTCAATGAAGTTGTCCTTTGCAAGCTGGGTGTACATCGGGCCGCCGAGCCGCTCGTAGAGCTCGTCCATCGCCTCTTCGTTGCGCTTGCGGTTAGTCTCCATCTCGCGCCTTTCGAGTTCCTCAAAGCGCTTCTCAAAGGGAATGGCCTGAATCTCGCGCAGCCGATCTACTACTCGGGCGTCTAGCTCGGCGACCTTGAAGACGAGTCGATCGACGCCGTCTTCACAGCGCTCCATGATGGCGAAAGCATCCTTTTCGCCGTGAGCCAGGTGAACAATGAAGAGACGCGGGTCGATCTCTGCGATGCGGTCACAGATGTGGTACAGATCGCTGTCAACCAGCGTTGTCTGCGTCGCATCGGGCAGATGGAGGTTAGTCGGGCGGCCTGCAATCGTAAGGCTCATACCCCACATTATGAAGAAACCCCGCCCCGATATGTAACGAATCGGGGCGGGGTTTCAGGCGCTACGGAGCTGCTGGATTACCGAACGTCGTCGGTGATTCCGGTGAGCTTGAAGTGAGCGCCGCGGTGGGTAGTACCGAGCTGGCAGTACTTGTACAGCACAGCCAGGTAACGGTCCTTACCAGCGTCCCACTTCAACACCTTGCCGTCCTCTTCCAGCCACTCCCAATCGCTCATCTGCGACCAGAACAGCCTGTTGAGGGCGAGTCCGTACATGGTGCCGGGGGTGGTCTGGTCGTCGGTGAAGATGGGGTTACCATCAAACGTGACGACCTCGTAGCCACCGTGCACCTTGGTGACGTTGGCGTCGTTGAACCGGCGGGTGTTGGTCTGCAACAGCTTGGCGAACCTCGACCGGATGCCGCGCGTGGTGATCAGCGCGAAGTCCAGGCCGTTGTCCACGTCAAGCCCCTGCTCGAAGCCAACCGCGTCCTTGGCGTCACGAATGACGTCCTCGGAGATGGCTCCACCGACAGCGTCCACGTACGACTTCCACCAGGTGTAGTTGGCGGGGTTGAGTCCGTGGAGAACTCCGCTGTCCGACACGATCGAGTCGAGCCCCTGAATCTCGCGGTTCTGCGAGTTGTTCGGAGCAGCGACAGTCGAGTCGCTCGATGCACGGACGAGGAAGTCCGTCGCGGCATCGACGTTGGCGCCCAGGGCCGGAGCCAGGGTCAGTTCGAGCCCGGCCCGGTCGATCGCGGTGACGGTGTGCGCCGCCGAGATGACAGCACCGGTGGCATCGACGACATCGACGATCTCGCCGCCGTAGAAGTTGACGGTCGTGTCAACTTCCAGGGTCGTACCCCCGGAGCTCTGGTTCACCGTGACATCAGCGACCTTGCCCGAGCCGTCGCCGTGAGCGGCGCGGTTCACATCGAGTTTCAGAGCGAGGGTCGTGTCTTCCATCTCCGCCTTGAACGCGGACTTGAAAGCACCCTCACTCGACTCGCTGGCCTTGATCAGCTGACCGGTGATGTTGAACGAGGCGTACGCGTACCGCATCGGCTCCTGCAAGTAGGTGTACGTCGAACGCCCAGGCGCGGGAAGGTTCTCGTTCTCAGAACGGAAGCCGACCGCGTTGTTGCGCTCTGCCTTCTGCGGGATGCGGAACTCGTTCCCCACGAAGTCAATGCCTTCGGCGCTGGGCATAATGCCCTTGAAGTCGGTGGGGTTCGCCTCAGGGTCGCCGAACAGAAGCGGCTTGCCCTTCGGAATGTGGTCACGAATCGGCCCGATGAACTTCGTCTTCATCGCGGCCGAGAAAGAAGCGGTATCAGCCATGAGGCTTTACCTCCTTGGTTTAGCGATTTACGTTGTCTCGTCCGACGATGCCTTGGGTCGAATATGACCTGTGCAAGCCGTATGTCTGTGGAACCCTGGGCCTTGGCGCGAAGCTGTACCGTAAGTCCTAAGTGTGATTACAGCAAAAAGCCGCGCCCTTTTGGAAAAACCTCAGGTGCGCGGCTCTTTGCTGCTGCTAAACAGAGCCCATAGTGGGCGGAGGCTGCTTCTGTTCAGCAAAGAACGAGTCGATCGCATCATCGAAAGAGGTGAACTCTTCCTGCTGCGGCGGCGCTCCGCCTCCGGCAGCTTGCGTATCGGACCCGATCGTGGGCGGCGGCTGCAACTCGCCTGGCTTTGGCAGATTCAGGCCAAACGTCTGACGGGCCTCGTTGACCCATTCGACGTAAGCGGCCTTTGCGGCTTCCAGATCGCCGTCGTAAGCAATCAGGTACGGCTCAAACTGCGTGGACTTGAACGGGACCGGCGGGTCAAGCTCGCCCATCTCCTTCTCCACGTCCGAAAGCATGGCTTCGTACTGCTGCCGCTCCTTCTCGCGAATACCTTCTTCGACGTACTCACGCACTTCGGGCGGCAACTTGTCCATGTCGATCGTGTCGTCGTCATCATCGCCTAGCTCAGCGTCAATGTCGATGTCGGAGAGATCGTCGTCGTCGCTCTGACCGCGCACGGCCGCCATGATCCGCTCGGCTTCTTCCTCGCCGTATATCTCGCGCGTGACTTGCTCGTACGTCGCAATCGGGTCGGAGTGAAAAGCATCCCAAAGCCGCGACGCGTTGCGATCCGGGGCGCTTTCTTGTTCGAGCTTCGTGATGTACGGCTGAATCTTCGACCGCAAGAACTCGTCAACCTGGCCGCGCGTCGCGTCGTCCGCGAATATCTCGGCTAGGTCGTTTGCCCAGGGAGTATCGGCAGCGGGAGCTTCTGGCTCGGGAGCAACAGCTTCCTCAACCGGCGGAGCTTCCGTCGTTTCTGGCGTGGGGTCATCGACCTGTGTCTCGTCCACCGGGGTTTCGTCAGACATCTATCTACGCACCCATTGAATCCACAGCCTCGCCAATAGTGGCTGGCTGGGCGGGGTCAGTTGCCTCGGGAGCGGGAGCGGCCATCATCGCGGCCTCTTCCTCTGCCACAGGCTCACCAAGAGCCTTCACAACTTCACGCAGAACCTCTGCCATCTGAGTCACACCCTGAACCGTCTCCGGCGGAGCTCCGGCCTCGCCGAGAGCTGTCGCCAGCTTTTCGAGCGCGCCTTCCGCGGTTACGGCTAGGCCATGCAGATTGTTCGGTCCCATCTGCCTTCCTCCTAGTCGTTGTAGTAGAAGATTCGGAGCACGCCCGAACCTGATTCGGTAATCCACTTGCTGTACACGATCTCGTCTTCCTTCAACTCAACAACGCTGTCGGTCGGAACACGAAAGCCGACCGAGTTGGTCGGGGCAGTGTCGTCAATACGAAAACGAACCGGGGTCGATGGCTGCACCAGGGCACGCCAGCCGAAGTCAGGCTTGGTCAGCGAAACGGCGGCTGAGTCCGAAACCGAAACTTCTACGTAGCTCATGTTCGATGTAGGCATTAGTTACCTCGGGTCGCGAATCGACGAACTGAACGTATAGTACTTGGCAAGTTGGACACCGTGGAAAAAGTTGGGACTACGCTCCTGGCGGCATCATCGCGCCCGGAGCCGGGGGTTCAGCGGGTTCCTCGCCTTCGGTTGGCGGCTGTGCCCCAGGGGCAGGCATCCCCTGGGCCTGCATCGCGAGAGCCTGTTCTTCGAGCTGCTCCTGCATCGCCTTCATACGCAAGTCCTTGTGCGTCTGGACGTGGAACTCGAACTTCTGCTTGACGTCGTTGGGCAGCGCCTCAAACTCGGACGTCTTGCGGAAGTTGTTGTGCTCCCGAATGTGAATGTCGTGGTCGTCCCAGGAGTTCGGAACTTTGGCGGTGCCCTTGTGGCCGTCTTCGTCTTCGCCCTCAATCATCATCAGGTTCTCGTTGCGCGCTAGGCGCACGTCGTAGACCTTCTGCGGAGTGAGCGTGCCGACCGGAATGTCGAGCAGGTCGGCCATGACCTCGGGATCGGTGATGATCCCGTTCTGCCACATCAAGAGCGCCTGATCCTGGCGAGCGGCACGCGTCGTCGCAAGTCCGCTGCCCATCAGTACGCGTACGCGCATCCCTGGCTTGATCTCTTCCTTCATGAACCGCCGCACCTCGGGGATACCTTCGCGGCTGTACGTCTGGACGATGGTCTTCTCGGGCCCGTACTGCTTTGCCAGCATGAGCAGCTGCCAATAGCCGTCAGCCAGGGACGACGAGATCGTCCTGGTCAGCTCGGCCAGGTGCGAGTCGTCGGCCTGTTTGAGCATCTCGATCGCCCGAGCGGCCTCGACCCGGCCAGGTACGCGGCCCTGCGACGTCTCGTGCTGACCGGCGACGTCCATCATCTCTTCGCGAATCCACTGTCCGTCGGTGTTCTCCGGGAATACGGACGGCTGAATGATCTCGGGTCGGTAGAGGCCCGAAGACGAGTTGCCCCGGAGAATCTGGTTCGGCGAATCGTCGGGGTCAGCTTCGAGTTCGAGCTCGGTCGGCAGCCACCACTTCGGACTTGCGAACGCCTCGCGCACGCTGATTCGCTGCGCGTGGTACTTGTTGAGCTCCATCTGCGGTGAGCGCAAGTACTTGACCGTGCAGGTGTAGTGCGGAGAGCCGGGGCGCGGAATCGCGCCGATGATCGTGAACGGCAGCTTGCCGTGCTGGTAGGGGAAAGGCTGCGCTTCGACCAGAATCTCGTTCCCGGCCCACACGACGAAGAGCCCGTCGGGCCAGCGCTGATCAACGCCTGGCTTGACCCAAAGCTCATTGACCAGCACGCCCTCCAAGACCGGGGCCATACCCATATCGCGCAGCAGGGCGGCCTTCGCAACGTCGGCCTTGCTGGTGGTCGTCGGCGACACCTTCTTGCCGTACATCTTCTCCACCTGGTGAACGTCAAGGAACTGCTCGTGGATGATGTAGCGCGCGCCCTTGAAGCGCCGCGCGTACGGGTCGACGAATATCTCGGTGGGAGCGCAGGCCGTTACGTCGCCGCGCTTCTCGTCAGAGTTCCAGCCCCACTTCAAGTAACCCTCACCGCCTGCGAGCGCCCACAGCGTCGCCTCAGACAGCTCGCCGTCGATGTCGGCAACCTGCGGCTCAGACAGCCAGCGCAGGTAGGCCAGCGCCACGGAGGCCACGCTCATGTCCACCGGGTCATCCGTCGCAGGCAGCACGTCTACGGTCGGGTGCGTTTCCAGAGCGGTCGCCCTCTGTTTGAGGACGAAGTGCATGATCTTGTTCGTTACGGGCCGGGGCGATGAACGGCGGTTATTCGGCCTTCTTGCGATCTCGATGGCCTGTGCATCTGAGTTCCAGACCGCGTACTGCTGGTCAAGAAAAAACGCGAGGTTCAGCAGAATGTCTTTGTCGTACGGCAGCCGCGCGCGAGCAGCCTCTTCTTTGAGGTCATCAAACTCGGCAACAAGCTGTTTGGCCCTGGGGGCCACTAGATCGACGGAACGCCTTCGTCGTTATCGGGGGTGACCTCGACGACTTCCAGCTCGGGCTCGGGCTGTTGGACTACGTCGCCGACCGGCAGAATGTTTCGCTCGTCGTCCATCTGTTCGAGCGCCGCCTCAATGCAGTTGCGGCAAGCCACCGGGTGTGGTGACGACTCGTCGAGCAGTTCGTCACCGTGGAACACCACAAAAGGTGGGCGACAGTCGCGAGAGTGGACGGGCGAGCAAAGACAGCCTCGACCTCCGGTTGATTCGTTCGGGTTAGTCGAGCTGATCGTGAAGTTCTCCATGTTGCCAACTTTACAAGACCACCGCGTCATCATGGGATGGATTCACTGCACCTTCGACGCGTTCACGCTGCTGCTTACGTATGGCGCGGTGAATCTCGTCAGTAGTGTTGCTTGGAGGCGCGGCCTGGGCTTCTTTCATCGGCGGCACCCAGCGGCTTGCCAAGTATTGCGCGCAGTCCACTAGGTGATCGTTGGACTTCACGGGCCGCTCGGGCGCGTCGAGGTTCTTTGCGCGCTGCTGCGGAGTCAAGTCCACCCACTTGTAGTCCTTGATCGCCTCATACGTCTTCGGGCAGTTCTGAGTCACCCGAAAGCGGCCCATCTTGATCAAAGTGCCCAACATCGGGATTCGATCGGTGTGATTCTTGGGCCCAAGCTGGAAGTTGAACCCGATCCGCGCGTATTGGGAGTGCAGGCTCATGTTCGTGCCGCGATCGCGGGTCATGATGGAGGGATCGGCGATGCGCTGGCGCACATTCGGCGCGTATGCCGCTTCGAGCTTGCGCCAATCCTCGGCGTGCTCCTGAACGGCCCGTTCGGCTTGCTCATACTCGGCGACGCCCAACAAAGATCGCGGTTGGCCCGTCAGACTTCCGTCCTTGTCCACGACTACCCATAGACCGGCGGTTGGATTCCGGGTTCCGGGGTCCATCCCCATCCAATACGTCTGGTATCGGCTCGGATCGTGGCGCTGCATGACCACGTGGGTGTCCCAGCCCCAATCTTCGTAGACCTGGCCTGCGAAGTCGTCGAACTGACACAGCACGTACCGCCGAATCCAGGGGTCAGGGTATTGAAGAAGGGATTGAATGTACTCAGGGGGTAGGTAAGGGTTGTCAAAAGACGTCGAGCGCCAGAATCCGGTGCCTTCGGCCTTGTTTTTGTCGTCTACGAACCGCTTGTACAGCCAGTTGTGGCCGCCGGGGTTCGAGGCAGACCAAACGCCCCGCCTGGCGATGCGGGTAGCGCCGTATTTCTTGCCTTCGGGGGTTGGGTCTTTCTGTCGGACGCGCGAAAGCATCCCTTGATACGTCTCTTCGTCAAACTCGTCGGCCTCGTCGAAGGCAATAAAGCCGACGTTCAGCGATCGGTGCTTATTCCAGTCGTCGATCGACCGAAAAAGCACAGTTGAGCCGTTCGGGAAGGTGAACTTTTCGACATGTCCACCGATTCGCCGTACTTCGCCGCGATCTCGTAGCTCTGGTGGCAGTACCTCAAAGAAAACGGTTTCCGTGGTGTCCCGGAGCTCGGGAACCGTCTTACGAGTGATCAGTCCGCGGATACCAGGCTGTTCTAAGCACCACGCGATTGCCTCCGCGGCGATCGCGTACGTCTTTCCGGACCCAAAGGCACCGAACAGGGCGCGTTCGTACGCCGTCGAACGGTGAAACTCCCCGTGAATGGGAAGCGGTCGGTACTCGAAGTTGATCGTCGTCATGAAGTCCGGTCAAGAATGTCCTGGGCCTGCTTCTGCTGGGCGTTGAAGCACTCCAAACAGCGGTCTGACGACTCGACAAACTCCGATTCGAGCTTGTCGGCCCCGCAGGCGTCGCATTGACGCGTCTCGGAGGGCACTTCGACTGCCTCGACTTCGGCTTCGACGATCTCCACGGGCTGTTCTTCGGGCCGGGGAAGGGCAAAGTTGATCTGAATGGGCTGCGTCTTGTCCTGATCGGGCGGCTGAACGAGCGCCGGGTGCCCGACCGTGTACTTCAAGATCAGCTCGCCTGCTTTCTGCCGGACTTTGGCGTTCTCGTCGGCCAGATCGGAGGTCAGATTGGCGATGACCTGGGGCGTGAGCTGCACCATCGAGTGAATCGAGGCCAACACGTCATCGGTCAGCGCCTCCCGGACGAACGGTTTGAGCTCGTCCTGGATTACGTCTTGTGCAATGTCAACAATGTCGCCACGAACGCGGTCAGAAAGCTCTTTTTGGTGCTCAGGAAGTTCTGCGCGTTCCTTTTGGAGACGTCGTAGACGACGGGAACGAGCTGAGCGGCAAGCAGTAGAGCAAGTCTTGGCACGCGCGTTGCGGTTCGGAAGAGATTCGCCGCACTCCGAACAATGACGATTAGCCATTGTCCGGAGCTACGACGATGGTTGAGCGCAAGCTAAGCTCACACGCAACACGTAGGAGGCCACGAGCTTAGCAGACGGCGGGATTACTCGCCGACGATCGCGCTTTCGGCGACGGTGACCGTGATCCCAGGAACGGCGTCCTCGATGCGATCCTCGGCAGCACCGCGAGCAGCGGTGGCCTGCGTCTCGGAGCCAGGGAACTTGATGTTGGTCTTAGTCGCGTAAGCGGTGTCGGGCGAAAGAACGATGGGAGAAGCCATGATCTACCTCCGGGTCGTTGGACGTTGCCCACTATACAGCAGCAGCGTCTTCCCGTTGGAACTTTTTGCGGTTCTCTTCCTGCTTCTTCGCCAGGGCTCGGATGATCAGATCGCGCTTCTCTGGATCAGTCGCTACGGCGAGGCTAATCCTGACGTCCTCGTGCAGCAGTGTTCCCTCGACGCCGCTGACCGCGCAGGTGCCCTCCACGTGGCCGCGCTTGCCCCAGGGCGAGTGCTCACCGCAGAACGGTGGGTCTTTGACCGCGAGGGGCGCGTACTCCTTGTCGCAGATCAAACAGGTCTTTGTGCGCCCGTAGGCGTACGACATATCTCTGACGAGCTGGCAGACGCGGCAGTACTTCGTATTGGACCGGATGGTCTTATACGGCGCTCCGCACTCCTGGCAAGCGATCGTCGTCTCGTTGCTTGGCATCTAGTCTCCTAAGGTTGCGTACTGAGCAAAGCACCTTAGCACACTTGGCTACCCCATAACCCCCCCTAACCCCACAGAACGCTTTCAAGCGTTCTGGTGGGGGAGGCTTTGGGATAGGTAAGGGGTAGAATCGTTATACGTGTCACGAGGACACCGACAGACCCCTGGGCAGCGTTGCAGAAAGTGGGTTCCGCGGCTGCTGTGTTGCGCGATGAGGTTTTCGGATTCGGCTTGGCTACGCGGATTCTGCCACACAGGGCGCTTTTTCAGAGCTCCCGTGTATTTCGGTTATGAGACTCATACGTGCTCGTATCCGCGCGAGGGGGCCGCCCCGGCCTCGCGTCACGGGCGCACGGTGCGTTCGCATAACGCGCGCGCGATCACGCGCGGGGTGGTGTGGCGGTGACACGTCGGCGCGGTGCGATCGTGCGACGGCGCCGCGCGGGTGGGGCGCGCGTCACGCGCGTGCGACGCGCACGTCACGCGCGCACGCGTGAGGCGGCGGCACCGTCGAACCGTGCCGCGGTGTCCCGGTGCCAACCGTGGCAAGGCGGCACCGAACGGCCGCAATCCCAATAGTAGCGCCGAATCTGCGTGCCGCCGCCAAGCTGTGCTAAGGTGCCGGGACCGGCGGGGCGATCGGCGCCCCACCACGCACCACGAGGAGGGCCAGCAATGGCAACCAGCAAGAGCAACACCAGCAAGGCGAAGGCGAAGCGGCCGACCGTCGCGGACGCTATGGCGGAGACGGCGGCGCTCGGCGCGAAGGTCGACGCCCTAGTCGCCGCCCTGTCCGGCGAGACGGCCGAACCGGCCGCCCCGAAGGCCAAGGCGAAGGGGCGCGCGA